AAGAACGTTGCTGGTTATCGTAACTATGACTCTTCTGAGTTCGCTGCCACTAGTGCTTTACTAGATGATGACGATGCGATGGAAGCAGTCTGGAAGAAGGAGCATTCCTTAGCAGAATTAGTTGCTGCTGATCAGTTCAAGTCATACGATGAACTCAAGACTCGTCTTGGTTATGTTCTTGGTAACAAGCAAGTTCGTAACGATGCTGAAACTGTAGAGCAAGAAGTTGAAGATGTGAGAGCATCTGCCCCTGTTGCTGAGACAGTAGAATCTGTATCTAAAGCATCTGCTTCAGATGATGACGATGACGCATTATCATACTTTGCTAAATTAGCGGAAAGTTAATGAAAATCAAGCCTCTTAAACATTGTAGGTTATCCCAGATGAAGTTCTTCTACTGGGATCCGAAAGATGATCCAAGAGAGCCTGAATATTGGGAAGACTCACCTTCGGGTGGGTCTTTTTTATTAATTAACTAAAGTAGTATTTTCTGTTGTAATTAAATTCTTGCTAATATATTGAGAATTTCTATCATAGAACATAATTCTTCTAAATTCTTCTAGGAATTGTTGTAGATATACTGGTTTTAGTACATTAATTTGTCGTTTCTCTTCATTTAAACGATCTTCATATTCATAATTACTAATTCCAACAGCGATTGTATTTAACAAATCGGATGCTGATCCACCTAGAGTATTCTGTGATAATGCTAGAGATCCATTCGCTCTCATTGCTTTCCATTGAGTACCTACAGGAAATTGATTTCCTGGACCATTTATTTTAAAAGTCTCATCCACAGTTAATCCTGCTGGTAGGATTAGTCTATTCCATTGATCTCTTACTTCTACTGTTTCATAATGGTGTAAAGCATTTAATTCTTCACCATATTTTTCTGAAGCATATTCATATAGAAAATGATTGGATAGTGGCCATTGATCTCTTATATTTGTTATTCCAGCAGATAAAATAACAACATAATCTAATTCTGAATTAGCATATAATTCTTTTGCTACAGTATCTGGTCTTTCACCTTCATAAATTTGATACTTATTATATAAGGATACATTGTCAGATATTGAATTAAGTATTTTAATTCTTCTGAATATATTCTTAGCAATAACATATTCTTGTGAAGATCTCTTCTCAATTAATCTTGAAGATACTGCTACGTTTGGTAACTCTCTAAAATATCCCATTAGAATCCTACTCCTGGTCCTGCTGTGTCTGCTTCATAATCTTCTGCGTATATTGGATTGACTTCTTTGAATACCATTCTCATTTCAATATTTGTTGGTGTAGAATCTCCATAGGTAGAATATGTACCTGCTCCAGTATAATTGACATTTAATTGTGTTAAAGCACATGGTTTAAATGAATTTAAGAATGGGTGATCCTTACCATTTTTAAGATAGCGTAATAGAAACAAATCAGGAGATGATAAAAATAATTTTGCTTGTCCACTTACTGTTGAATTTTGTACCTTTCTTCTTGCGGACATTGATTGTTTTAGTTTTCTAATTATATCTCTTACAACACCAGCTTCTTTTGGATTTCTAGGTGAGAAAGTTACTGTAAATGGAAATGATCTTAGATTAACTCCTTTAAATAAAAGTTCTAAATTTGAGTTTAGGATTTGTCCAGTACTTCTTGCTAATATTGAATCTGTGTCTAAATTTGAGTTAAAGGCATTTAATGCTTTACCCGTTATAGCTGCTTTTACAGCATTTGAAACACCATCATCAAGATTGAGATCCATACCCATAGTCATGGCTCTCACAACTGCTTGAATTTTATTAAATGGTATATTAAGACCTCTATCTATAATACCTTTACCTAAAGCTAATCCTGCCATTTCAAAAATATTAATTGTTTCATCACCCCAACTTACAGAACTAGTGTCACTTATTTGTTGTGGTATTGGTAATTCTACAAAGTATTTTGTTACAAGATTATGTCCTCTTTTTTCAATTATTTCTGTTTTATCTTCATTTTGATATTCTACTTTAAGACCTTGTGCTACATCTCCTGTATCAGGTCTAAATTTTTGTTCAATTAACCATTTATTTCTAAACTCTGGATTACCCCACTGTTCTTGGGTTACTCCTGATGCTTTAGCTGCATCCCAAAATTCTCCTTGTTGTTTTTTTGTATAACTTGTACTTGCAAGCAACGCATCCATGTTACCTGATATAGAAGCACCTAATCCATCTCCTTCACCAGGAACAACATATTCAATAGCTTTTATCATAAAACTATCTTCATATTCTCTTATATCTCTAGCAGAAGGATATATGAAGACATTACTTGTTTTTCTTTTTGGTGAAGATTTGAGATTTGTACCTTTTTCTGAGATTACAACGTCACTTACTCCGATAGGATTTCCATCCTTATCATACCTTACTTTTCTATTTTGGGAGATAACTGACATTAATATCTATTACTTATTGAGTTATTTAGTAATGATCTTCTGATATGGTATTGTTCTTGCTGCTCTTAGCTCTATTGGTCTGATATTATACAAACCACTCATAACTTCGTCCCATGTGTATGATTTAGTTTCACTCCAATGATAGTTTAATCCACGAAAACCCCAATCAAATACATCAAATACTGCTACCAATGGGTGTTGATCATATTGAATGAGTGGTGTTTTGGCATAATATATGAATGTATAGTATTTCCCTGCTTGAACTCCCCTTGGATTTTCTGCTTCTAAAGCATCTGTAACTTTAACCATAAGATCATCAGGATCTTCATTTCCAATTAAATCCTTTAGAACTGGTGCTAATCTAATTCCTTCTTTAGCGTCAATTTTTGCCTTTACTTCTTCATAAGAAGCACCACGGGTTCTTCTTTTAGCTCTTCTTCTTGCCATAACTTATACCAAGTTCTTTCTCTGTGATGACTTTAAATTGCCATTGTCTATCAGCACACCATTCTCTTGCCCTTTTCCATTTTGTTTGGTTTGTGGCATATGTATAACATTCACGTATATAACCAGGAGTTTGTCTTTTTGGTTTTTTGGGTGGATGGCATTGTTTTAGTGGTTTAACTTCAACAAGATATTTTTGTATTGTTCCAGTCGATTCTCTTAATTTCATATAAAAATCTGGAAAGTATCTTCGACGTTTCCCCTCAAATGTATAGGGAATAATAATTTCTTCACTGTTCCATTCTAATACATTTGCATTATTATCACAGTAAACCATGAATTTTCTTTCCCATAGTGATCGAAATATAATGTTAGTTGGATCACCTTTATACTTGTGAGGAAAAGTTGGACAATATTTTCCTTTATAAGCCATCTAAATAGAAATGATATAGTAAGACTATTTAGAGTGCCAGCACCAATCCCAAAGAAAATATCTCAGATATTACCAAAGTTTCAGAATGTTGCCCAAACTTCTCATTACTTAGTTAAGTTTGGAATGCCTCCTCATTATAATGGAGATGGGTATTCTTTAGCTGACCATCTTAGAGGCAAAGGACTAGATTTTAGATTTGCTGGTGAAGATATTGGATTGCTTTGTAGTTCTGCCGCTTTACCAGGTAGTGCTTTTGCTACTTCTGAGGTTGTGGGTAATTATCAAGGTGTTGTAGAAAGATTTGCTCATACTAGAAATTTTACTCAGATATCTTTAGAATTTTATGTTGATAATTTATATAAGTCATTAAAGTTTTTAGAACATTGGATGGAGTATATTTCTGGTGCTAATCCATCTGATCCAAAACATCCAACATCTTATCATTTTAAGATGAGGTATCCAGAACTCTATAAATCAAATGAAACTAAAATAGTTAAATTTGAAAAGAATTATAGACAATTTTTAGAATATAAATTTATTGGTTTATTTCCACTATCATTAAATTCTACAAGAGTTTCCTATCAAAATTCTCAAGTCTTAAAGGCATCTTGTACTTTTAGTTATGATCGTTATATTTGTGGAGAAGCCACTACTGCTTCTGAGTTTAGAGGCACAGATCTTAATAATAATGGCAATAACATTTATAATAATCGACCATATTCTTTACCTGCTGTTTTAGGGGCTCAATCTAGAGGAAATCCAATTACTATTTTAAATACTGCTGCTGGACTTCCCCAAATTAATAAATCCGAAACAGGACAAGTTTCTTCATTAAATACTGGATTTTCTGGCAGTATTGTAAGTGCTAGACCAGATCAAGTTATTGGGTCACGTACTATTCCTGTTACATAACTTGAAAATACTGCTATAAATAAAATTACTGAATTGAGCATATTATGCCTTTACCAAAGATTTCAACACCGACATATGAGTTGGTAATACCTTCGTCAAAAAAGAAAGTTAAGTTTAGACCATTTTTAGTTAGAGAAGAAAAAATTCTTATTGTCGCAATGGAATCAAATGATCCAAAACAAATTGCGATTGCTGTTAAGGATGTTCTAAAATCATGTATTCTTAGTAGAGGTATTAAAGTTGAAAATTTGGCAACTTTTGATATTGAGTATTTGTTTTTAAATGTGAGAGGAAAATCTGTTGGTGAGGAGGTTGAAGTTACTATTACTTGTCCAGATGATAATGAAACTCAAGTTCCTTCAACTATTAATTTGGATGAAATAAAAGTTCAGATTAGTGAAGATCATAGTCCTGATATAAAATTGGATGATCAGTATACTTTAAGAATGAAGTATCCATCTATGGATGAGTTTATTAAAACTAATTTTCAGACAGGTGAAATAAGTGTTGATGATACTTTTCAGTTAATTGCTTCTTGTATAGAACAAGTTTATTCTGAAGAGGAATCTTGGGCAGGTACTGATTGTACAAAAAAAGAGTTATCTGAATTTATTGGATCTTTAAATACAAAACAGTTTAAAGATGTGGAGAACTTTTTTGAAACCATGCCTAAATTATCCCATACAGTAAAGGTAACTAATCCAAATACAAAAGTTGAGAGTGAGATTGTGTTGGAGGGATTGCAAAGTTTTTTCGCATAAGTATGGCTCATGAAGATCTTGAGTCATACTATAAGATTAATTTTGCTTTGATGCAACACCATAAATATAGCTTAACAGAGATAGAAAATATGATGCCTTGGGAAAGAGAAATCTATCTTGCTCTTCTCCAACAATATATTGAAGAAGAAAATCTAAAAGCACAGCAACAATCGAATGGCTGAACAACTAAAATCACCAATATCAGGAGGAATACGTGCAGTAAGAAATAAAGTTCCTGCTAGTATGTTTGCTGCTCCTGGAGTTGCAAATCAACAAGCTGCTCAATCTCAGGATACTGTTACACCAGTTTTAGTACAAAATAATACTTTATTATTGGGTAATGTTGTTAGACAACTTAATGTTGTTACGCAACAAATGCGTAATTTAAGACAAGGTATAGATGTTGTAAGAAGCAATATGGAGCTTCAGCTTTCTTTAGATAGACAAAGAGAAGCAGCAGAAGCAAAAAGACAATTTGAAGCATCAGAAGAAAATTATAGATCAGAAGGTGAGAAGAGAATAGAGCAAAAAACTCAAGCAGCTTTAATAACACCGTTTGCTAGAATAGCATCAAAAGCTCAAATGACTTTGGGTTCTTTGGGTAAATTTTTCACTACTTTATTTTTTGGTTGGTTGGCAAATAAAGGCATACAAGCTATGGAAGCTATGTCTGATGGTAATAGGAAAAAATTAAAACAAATTGGTTTAACTGTTGCTGGATCATTACTTACTATTGGTGCGTTATTCTTAACTAGTAAGTTTGGTATAGCTAGAATTATTGGATCTTTAGGTAGAATACTTTTTACTACTAAGGGATTTGCTCTTGGTAAAGTATTCAGTGCACCTTTTATATGGTTTGGTAATATTTTTAGAGGTATTCTTGGATTCCTTGTTTCAAAATTTCCTTGGGTCTTATTAGGTGCTTCGCTTCCTCAAGGTGGTTGGAATAATGATCAAGGTTTTAATAAGGGTGGACTAGTAGAAGGAAGTTCTGATGAAAGTGAAGGAACAAACAAGGTGAATGAATTATTAGAAAAATATCCAGAATCTAGACTCGACAAAGATAATAATGTTGTTGGTATTACAACAGCAGCTGTACCACCATCTGTTAATAAGAAAGATGAAGAACAAGGGTGGCTTAATAAATTTATGAGCTTTGATTGGTTATTGGGTGCTGAAGTTCCTTTAGATGAAAATCGTCAACCAATAATACCAGAGAGTCAAGATGTAATTATAGATGGAAATGAAGAGAATGTAAATAAAGATATAATAGTTAACAGTGTAGAGGATTTTCGTGAGAAATATCCAAATTCTGTTCTTCCTGAAGGTTTTAGTACATCCCCTTGGGGATTTGGTATGAATGAATCAGGTTCATTTGATGCTTCTTCAATTGAACCAATTAAAAAAGATCAAAGTAATATAAGTGAAGTAATAAGTAAAGAAGTTGAAACTGGTCCAACGATAATTCCTATTCCCATTAGTGGTAGTAGTAAAAATCCTCTTGACAATTCAGGAAAAGTTGGTGGAGCATCTGGAACTATACCAACTATACCACCATTGAATGATAGTAATAATTATGTCTATACGGCATATAAAGAATTTAATATAAGTCCTGTTAGATAATTATGGCTGTTGCTCAAAGAAAACTTAGAAGGTCTTTACTAAATTCTTCTATTAATATTAGAAAAATTAGTGAAAGTATGTCTACCTTTGGCAAATCAATTGTCAAAACAAGTAGAGCTACCTCTGAAATTATTGATGTAACTCAGGAGAGATCTAAATTTACAAATAGACTTATTAAAAATGATGATAGATATTTTAGAAAAAGAGTAGAGGCAAGAAGAAGGAGAAATAATGAAGATATTATAGAAGCTTCTACTATTACTGGAGTTGTTAAGCGTACTGGTAAAATACGTACTAGTAGTACTAAAGGATTCTTAGGTAGAATAATGGATTTCTTTGGTATTCTTTTTCTTGGTTGGGGTCTTAAATATCTACCAGCGATTATAAAGGGTGCTAATGCTTTGATGAAAGGTATGGGTAAGTTAGTTTTAATTTTAAAAGATTATCTATCTGGAACTTATGATATACTTAGTGGATTTGGTGGAGCTTTAACATCTATTGGAAAGTCTGTATTAAATATGGACTTCAGTACTTTAGCTCAAGATTTGGGTGATAATTTAAGTAAGGTTGTTGATGGTTTTGGTGATTTATACAATGCTATGGTGGAATCTTTTCAGGCTGTCGCAAATCCTGTATGGTGGGGTCTTAATATAATTAAAAGGAGTTTTTGGCAATTTGGTAGACCTGATGCTAATGAAATGGATGATGATAATCAAGGTTTTAATAAAGGTGGATTAGTTAAACATGATACACCTCCTGCTGTTAAAAATAAACCTAAATTATCTCCTATTAAACCATTAAAGTTTAATACTGGTGGATCGGTTAAGACTAAGGGAACTGTTGGATATGATACTGTTCCTGCTTGGTTAACATCTGGTGAATATGTTATAACACAATCTGTTGTTAATGATTTGGGCACAGAATTTTTTGATGCGATAAATTCAATGACATACCATCCTTCAATTAAGGATATTGATGTTACTGAAGATCAAACTGATAAGTATAGGAAATTTCAGGAAAGAATGTCTAGAAAATGGTCATTTGAGTATGATAGATTTGTTGATAGTGTTACTAACTTTATATCTAATATGGAGCAACCAACTTTTAATCCTGAGGATATAATCTCTAAGATCAATACTGAATTGGATTCAAATTCTGAAGAAATTGAAAATATAGGACTCAGAATTAATAATATGATAAAGGTGATTAATAAAGATATATCTAATATTCAATTTGAACCAGTTAGTAAAACCAAACAGATTTTTGTTCCTATATCAGATGGTCAAGATACTCAACAAGCACTTCCAGATGTTACTGGACAATATATTGGTGATATTATGAGTAAAAATGTTAATATTATGAAAATACTTCAAGATTTAAAATACGCTTAAAATGGCAGCAAAAGATCCCTCTATTTACGAATATATTATAATTGAGTCATCTGACGGTAAACGTAAAGTTAATATAGAACCTGCTGTTGTTGGATTTCAATACTATGAAGATATATTTTCTCCAACAATTACAGCAAAGATGTTGATTGTCAATACAGGTCAGAGTATAAAAGATCCTGATGGTAATAAGTTACAATCACTTTATAATGGTTTACCTATAAGGGGTGGTGAAAGGGTTGTTATGAAGATTTCTGGTAATACTAAAGATAATCCAGGATTAGCTTTCTCTAAAGATGATCCTAATAAACATCTTTATGTTTCTAGTGTTACTAGTGTAAGTAGAACATCTACACTTGAATCGTTTGTTTTAAATTTAGTATCAAGAGAAGCTATAACTAATGAAACTTCTAGGGTTGGTAAAAAATATAAAGCTGGAAAAATATCTGAAACTGTAAGTTCGATAGTTAAAGAATTTCTTAAGACAGAAAAAGAGATGGATGTTGATGAGACTGAAAATAAGTATGTTTTTATTGGTAATATGAGAAAACCATTTACATTATTGACTTGGTTGGCTTCTAAATCTGTTCCTGGTGGAAAGGAAACTAAAGAAGGTAGTGGTGGAACTGCTGGATATTGTTTTTATGAAACTATGAGTGGATTTAAGTATAAGTCTATTGATGGTTTAGTGACTCAAGAACCGTTTGATAAAGAGTATCAATATACTGAAGTTGTTGATAGTACTGCAATGGAAGATGATTATAAGATTATAAAATATAGAACCGATGAGAATCAAGATTTACTTGGAAAGTTAAAGAGAGGTGCTTATTGTAGTTATAGAATGTATTTTGATCCTCTTGAATTGAATTATAGAGATAAATTATTTGATCAATCTGATTATAGTGGTAAAGTAAAAAATACTGGAGAACCAATAGTTTTACCTCCTGTAGCACAGGATGCTGATAAAACTTTAGGTGAAATTCCTAGTAGATTTATAACTGGTATTATAGATAGGGGAACTTTTGATCCTGATCCTAAGACGACTGCAAAAGAATTAGCAGATAAAAAAGATCCAAATGCTTACCCTATGAAGGTTCAGGCACAATCTTTGATGAGATATAATACTATTATGACTCAGACAATATCAATGACAATACCTTCTAATACTAATTTAGAAGCTGGTAAGCTTCTCAAATGTTCATTTCCTCTTCTTACTGTTTCTAAGGATAAATCTGATGATCCACAACAAAGTGGTCTATATATGATTAGAGGACTATGTCATTATTTTGATTCTGATGGATCATACACTTCTTTGGAGTTAATTAAGGATACTTTTGGAGAGCAAGAAAAATGATTGAAGAGTCATTAATAAAAAGTAATTTTTTAGGTAGAGATGGATTTATATGGTGGGTTGGGCAAATCGCACCAGAAGAAGCACAAGGTGCTCAGATAAATGGTGGTGGATTAGGTAATAGATTTAAGGTTCGTATTCTTGGTTATCATCCTTATGATGAGGCAACTTTAGAAAATGATGATCTTCCTTGGGCACAAGTTTTATTAAGTCCTACTGATGGATCTGGAAGAGCTAATAGAGCAACGAGTGTAAAATTATCACCTGGTGATAATGTTTTTGGATTCTTTTTAGATGGAGATGATGCTCAACAACCAGTTATAATGGGAGTGTTTGGTGGTACACTTACTTCAGAACCGTATATAACTGAAACATTTGAAAATCCTTTTCAACCATTTAAAGGATATACTTCTAAAATAACAAATGATGGTGCTTATATTATAAACAGGGAATCTAATGAGGCGAATACTAAATCGCAAGTTTCCCCAAGACATGTTCCTACATCATTGCTATCCTCACTTGGTGATGATGCTAGAACTGCTTATAATGCCATAGGATCTACTGTTGTTGCTGCTACTCCTTCACAATCTTCTGCAGTACAGAAAATTAGTGGAGAAGTTAATAATCTTGTTAGTAAAATTCAATCCATAACTGGTGGTCTTGGAGATGCTGTTGGTGCTATATCTGGTAAAGTTTCTAAACTTATAGATGGTGTCACATCTAGTATTAAAGGTATATCTAAGGGATTGGTTAATAATATGACTAATAATCTCTTTAGTAAGGGATTAGCACCTGTATTGAAAGGTGGATTAGGTATATTATATAAAACAGTTTTCGGTCAAGTTTTATCTGCTACAGGAAAAACTTCTATAGCAAAGAGAGCTGGTGCTGCAGCACAGGCAGCAATGATGCCAGCAGTTAAAGCTATGCAAAATATATTACCTTGTGTTACTTCTAAAATAATGGATGGTCTTGGTGGAATAATTAAGCAATTGCTTCAGAGTGTAGCGGATAATGTATCTAATTTTGTTTCTTGTATTGCTGATCAATTTGTTGGAGGTTTATTTAATTCTATTGTAGGTGGAATCACTAATGCGATGAGTGGAGTTATGGGAGGAGTAGGTAGACTTCTTGGTTTTATGGGTGGATTTGATATAGGTGGTTTTCTTAGAGGTAAGGCAGAGGGATTGATGGGATTAGTTGGTGCTTTAACTTGTGATACTTCAGAACCAACATTTAATAAGAAGACTGGAGAATGGACAATTGGTAAAGGTCCTAAAAATATAATTGGTGTTTCTGTTGATGCTATAGTAAAAGTTGCTAATGCTGCGGATAAACTTGTAGAAGATATTGTAGGTGGTATTCAGGGAATAAGTGTTGCCTCTGGATCTTTGGGAATGTTTGATTTCTTGAATCCAAGTGTAAGTAATCCTGGATTTAAGAGTGGACTTGGGGAATGTTATGCTGGTCCTCCATTAAATTGTGCTGGATTGAAGGTTAATATTTTTGGTGGTGGAGGTACACAAGCACTTGGTAAAGCAATTATGGGATCTATAGTTGGTGATAATGCTGCTGCTGTTGGAAGTCTTATTGGAATTGATTTGGTTAGTGGTGGATCTGGATACACAACACCACCATATGTTGAGATAACTGATAATTGTAATAAAGGAGTTGGTGCTATAGCAAGAGCAGTTATAGATCAGGATGAAGATTCTCCTACTTATCAACAAGTAACAGACATTTATATTGTATCAGAAGGTGAAGGATACCCAATACCTGACGATCAAGATCCTGTTGTAATAGATCATATTGTTATTGTTAATCCTGGACAAGATTATGATAGTGATGATACAATTACTGATGGTGATAATGAATATACTATTCGTGTTGATGGTAGAGGACATATTGTAGATGTCTTTTCACCAGATAATTCATTATTAAATCAGAAAGAGATTGAGGAATTGCCATCACTTACTATTAACACTAAAACTGGGTACGGTGCTGTATTAAAAGCTGCCTTGAAGGTTAAACCTACCTATCAAGGAGAAGTTAAGCAAGTTATCGACTGTGTGAGTTGAAATAAATAAAAGGGTATAGTATTAGAATATGTCAGAAAGACCAACAAATTGGCAACAAAGACAATATCTTTCTTTTGGTCCACATTTTAGGATAGAATCTGCTAATCCTGAGATGGGAATCAATGGATCTATAGTTTATGATTTGTTTGCCCAAACTGCTAATGGTGATAAGAGCATTGTTGGCATGGCAAATGGTGGTCTTTATCACATTTATAATGATCAAGCAATTGAAATAGTTGGTGGACAAGAGGATGAATCTGGTGGAGTTAATATTAATATTATTGGTAAGAATGGTGATGTTTGGATTACAGCACAACAGAATGGTGAGGTGAAGATAAGAGGGAAGAAGATAGTAGTGGATGCTGATGAGGATATGGATCTAGTTGCAGGTAATAATGTAACTATTAAAGCTGGAAATAGAATATTACTTAAATCAAATGTAGCAGATTGTGATGCTTTAAGAGGTAATCTAGCACCTAGAGATGTCACATTTTTGGGTCAAGTATACGGAGGTAGTAAACTTGGTATTGATAAAATTCCAACTGGTGGGTTGATATCATGACACAAGAAAAGGAAAGGTATCCTGGTAATCCGTCGTATGAGGATAGTGCTACTACCAACGTTGTTGGTGATGGTGAAAACGGTGGTGTAGTAGAATTTAATGATGATGTATATGTTTATGGCACACTTTATGCTGATGTATTTGGTTCTGCTTTAAGTGTTGATAGTTTAACAGAATTAGAAGTTGGTAAATTAATAGTTACTGATGACGCTTTCTTTAAGAAAGATGTTTATATTGATGGGGAATTATATTCAGAATATTTAACAGTAAAGCAAAGATTTAATGTTGGTGTTGGTGGTACTGTTCTTACTGCTATATCATCAGAAAAATATGAAGATGATGGGCAGATACCAGGTCGAGTAGGTATAGGAACTTCACAACCTGATGGTAGATTGCAGGTATCTGTTGGTGGTGTGGGTCTTGATCCAGAAATGCCAATTGATCCCCTTTATTCTGCTCTTATTGTTACTGATACGGGTGGTATTGGTATTGGGACAACACAACCTGATGGTAAATTCCAGATTGGTGATGAATGTATAACAGTTACTGAAGAGTGTAGAGTTGGTATAGGGACCAGTCTGCCTGATGGTAAAGTGCAGGTTGGTGTAAGAGAAAAATCATTTATTTTAGCACAAGATTCTAATACTGGAGTTACTTCAGTAGGTATTGGAACAACACAACCATACCAACGTCTGCAAGTTGGAGAAAAAGATGATTCTTTTGTTGTAACTGAAACGGGTATTGTTGGTATTGGTAGTACAGATCCTGGTAATATACCTGGTTATAGTGTTGCTAATGATGGTCCGATAAAACTTGATGTAGAAGGAACTGTTAAGATTGATAGGAATATAATTGACTCTGCTGATTCACCAGGTGTCAATGGATACTACATGAATCAGGATGTGAATGGTATTCGTTGGATACAAGCATCTCCTTTAAGTCTTGATGGTATGTATGCCCAAGATGAGGGTGTTTATCTACCTAATAATAGTGCTGCTCAGTTATTTACTGTTTGGAATTATAAACAAATTAACAGTCAAGGTATTGGTGTAGATAATTTAATTCCAATACCAAATCCAAATAACCCAACAATGATCTGCGATGTGCAGACACAGGATTTCTGGGGTCATAATGGAACTAACATCTATAGGATGACCAAGGTTGGTATTCAGAATAATAATCCACAAGCTGATTTAGATATAACTGGAGAAGTTCATGCTACTGGTAATGTTGATTTTGATTCTCAGTTAAATGTTGATGGTGATACGTATTTAAATGCTAAATTAGATGTTGACGGTGCTACAACTTTAAATGCTACACTAGATGTAGATGGTAATACAACTTTAAACGCTGCATTAGATGTAGATGGTGGTACAACTTTAAATTCTACTTTAGATGTAGACGGTCTTACCACATTTAATGATGGTACTGATGCCTCTAGTCCTACAAATGCTTCTGTTCAATTGGATGGTGGTTTAGGTGTTGTTAAAAAGGTACATATTGGTGGAAAGGTAACTGTTGATGATGCCACTCAATCAAATGATAAAGATACTGGATCTATAATCACTGAAGGTGGTGTTGGTATTGAAAAGAACTTAAATGTAGGTCAGAATACAAAACTTATTGGTACTTTAGAATTAGAAAGTTTCTTAATAGATAAAGTTAATAAAACTGGATATGATTCTAGTAAAACTAAGAATGATTGGAGATTATCCTCATACGCAGATGGTGTAAAATGGAGACCTTCTGGTGTAGAAACTAAGAATACTTTTTGGGTAACAAAGGATGGTGATGATACTAATACTGGATTGTTAGAAGGTGATGCTATGGCAACTATAGGTGCTGCAGCTGCAGTAGCACAAGAGGGTGATACTATTAAAGTTCGTTCTGGTGTTTATACTGAAAATAATCCTATTGGATTGAGGGATAATGTTACTGTAACTGGAGAAGATCTTAGATTGGTTAGTGTAATTCCTTCTAATACTAATAAAGATGTTTTTCATGTTAGACGTGGTTGTTTAATACAGAATCTAAGTTTTCATGGTTCAAATGGTGTACAGACACAACATTCGACAAAGATGGGTGCGGTTGCTTTCCCACCAACTATAGCAGATATTAATAGTGGTGAATTTTTCCAAGCAGTTTCTGGATATACTAACGCTGGACCAGCAAATGAGGGATCAACGGGTAGATATAAGAGTCCTTATATTAGAAACTGTACTAATTTTATGACCAAGAGTATTGGAATGAAGATCAATGGTCATCATGTGAATGCTGCTTATACTGGAACTAATGATCTTGGACAAGATCTAAAGAGTATGGTTTGTGATTCATTTACACAATATAATGAGGCTGGTATTGGTGTTTCTATTTCTCATAATGGATATGCTCAGTTAGTTTCTATCTTCACTATTGGAAATAAGATTGCTATTGGTTGTACTTCTGGTGGACAATGTGATCTTACAAACTCTAACTCATCATTTGGTATTTTTGGATTAGTTGCTGATGGTGTTGGTGCTGTTGAATTTGATGGAACAACTGAGGAAGCTATTGGTGGAGAATCTGATAATGTTAAATTATTGGAATGTAGAGATTTTAATAGTCCCAGAAGATATAGAACACCATTTGATGGGCAGGGAGCATATTTCCATTTAGATTTAAGTACATATCAAGATGTTTTACCTTCATATAGTGGAACTATAACTAAACCATTAGAATTTATTAGGTCTGTTGAAATAACAAATGGTGGTAATGCTGGTGAATATAGTGCTTCTGCTCCACCACTTGTTACTGCTACTTTACCTAGAGGTCCAGAAGCAATTTTTGCTGAGTTTTCTCCAAATATAACTGAAGATGGTAGAATTGAATCAATTGATGTAATTGCTAGTGGTAGAAATTTCTTACCAGTAAATAATGATGCTTCTACCAGAGATAATACTAAAGAGCAAGAGTGTATAATTACTATATCTGGTGGTGGGTCAGCAACTGCTGAAGCAAATATGGATCCTATATTATTTACTGTTGACGAAGCAACTGAAACTCCTACAGTATTACCAGATAGAGGAAAGACTACAATAACTTTTAATGAGTTTATCCCATATGCTGTAACTGCTGGTACTAAGGTAGAGTTAGTAAGGTTGAGTAGGATTATTACCAGTTCACATTCGTTTGAATACATAGGTGCTGGTACAGATATAAATACAGCTAACCCATTCCAGGCTGGAAAACCAATACCAGAAAATGAAGTTGTTGCCATTAATGGTGGTCAAGTTCCTTTCACAAGTACGGACCAAAAAGGTAATTTTAGAATTGGTGAC